ATGGTGCAGGAAGAGATCGAGCTGCAGCTGATCCCCGACTTCGAGCCGGCACCGGATCGCTTCTACGTCGAATTCAACTTGCGCGAGAAGCTGACCGGATCGTTCGAGGAACGCGCCGCCGCGATCGCCTCGGCCGTCGGCGGCCCGACGATGACGGTCAATGAGGCCCGCGCCCTGGACAACCGTCCTCCAGTCGATGGCGGCGACAACATGATCGTCCCGCTCAACGTCACCCAGAACGGATCTCAAACGCCGATCCCGGCAGCCCCGCCGGCCGATCAGATGCCCCCGGCCTAGACCGGACAGGAGAAAAAATGCTCACCAAGAACACCGCCACGATTGAGGTGAAAGCCGGTCCGGCCGACGGACTCATCGAAGGCCAGTTCGTCGCCTACGCCTCGGTCTTCGGCAATGTCGACTCCTGCGGCGACATCGTCGTGCGTGGCGCGTTCGCGAAAGACCTTGCGCGCTGGGCTACTACGGGCAACTACATCCCGCTCCTCTTCGGCCACAACATGGACGACCCTGATTACAACATCGGCCATGTCATGGAAGCCGTCGAGGATTCGATCGGCCTGCGCGTGACCTGCCAGCTCGACCTGGAGAACCCGAAGGCCAAGCAGGTCTACCGGCTCATCAAGGGCCGCCGCATCGACCAGATGAGCTTCGCCTACGACGTCGTCGAGAAGGTCGAGACCTACCTCGAAGGCGACGTCGAGGTCTCCCAGATCCTCGAAGTCAAGCTGTACGAGGTCTCCGTCGTCACCCTCGGTGCCAATCAGGAGACCGAGATCCTGGCCGTCAAGCGGGCCGGCGAATACGCCGATCGCATGATCGCCGAAGTTAAAGCTGGCCGAATGCTGTCGGCCAAAAACGAGGGCGAGATCCGCAGCGCACATATGGCACTGAGCCGTGTGCTGTCCGTCCTCAACGGCACCACTGACGAGCAGAAGGCCAGCGAGCCGGTCCCGTCTTGCCAGGCGAACGACGACATCACGACCAAGTCCGATCCGGACGTGGCCGAGGTGTCCGAGGAGTCGCCGCGTGAGGCCAGTCCGGCGCCGTCCGTCGACTACTCGGCGATCACCGATGCGATGCTCGGCCAAGTCATGGCCGAGGTCGCTTAAACCGCATCCGAAAGGAAAAGCTCACATGAGTACACGCATCACCATGCTCAAAGAGCGCGCCGAGGCTGAGTCCAAGACGGCGCGCGAAGTGGCCCAGAAGGCCGCCGACGAAGGTCGGGAGATGACCGACGATGAGCGGCACACCTACGAGACCTCGATGAAGTCCCTGACCGAGGTTCTCGACGGCATCAAGGCCGTCAAGGCCGACGAGGCTGTCATGGCCCAGGCCAAGGAGTTCGCCGACAGCGTCGGCGTCGCCGAGAAGGCCGACATCAAGGCCCGCGTCAAGAGCCTCGGCCTGACCGTCGTCGACTCCCCGGAGTTCAAGTCGCTGCTGGCCGGATTCCCCGAGGGCCGCGTGCCGTCGAAGAGCCGCGTGCAGTCCTCGCCGATCTCGGTGAAGTCGCTGTTCACCGGCGCTTCGTCGACCTCGGCCGGCGCGTTCGTCATCAACGAGCGCACCGACATCGTCGAGATGCTCGGCCGCAAGCCGCTGACCATCCGCAGCCTGGTCTCCAACCGTCGGACCACCTCCGACACGGTGGAATTCGTCGCCGAGACCTCGCACACCAACAACGCCGCTGTGGTCGCCGAGGCGACCAGCTCGGCCGGCCAGACCGCAACCGCGGGCAACGGCGGTGCGGTGACGTTCGCCAACGTCTCCGGAGGCGGCTACAAGCCCGAGGGCGCCTGGGCGTTCGAGGTCAAGACCGCTGTGGTCAAGACCATCGCCGAGTGGGTTCCGGTCACCAAGCGGGCACTGGCCGACGTCGCGCAGCTGGAAGGCCTGATCAATCAGGAACTCCAGAACGACATCGTCGAGGCCGAAGAGGATCAGATCCTCAACGGCGACGGCCAGGGTGAGAACTTCACCGGCATCACCGCGACCTCGGGCATCCAGACCCAGGCCTGGGCGACCGACCTGTTCACCACCATCCGTAAGGGCGTCACCAAGGCCCGCACGGTTGGCCGGGTCAACCCGACCGCCCTGGTGCTCAACCCGTCTGACGCCGAGCGCATCGACCTGGCCCAGGACGGCAACGACCGCTACTACTACGGCGGCCCGCAGGCTCTCGGCCAGCGCACCATCTGGGGCGTCCCGGTCGTGGAGTCGGAGAGCCAGGCCACCGGCACCGGCCTGCTCGGCGACTTCTCCAAGGCCGTCGTCTGGGACCGCGAGCAGACCACGGTCACGATGACCGACAGCCATGCGGACTTCTTCATCCGCAACCTGGTGGCCGTGCTCGCTGAGGAGCGTCTCGCCTTCGGTGTGACCCGTCCGACGGCATTCGTGTCGCTGGACCTGACCGCCTAACAGGCACCTCGCTGATGTGGCACGCGGCCAGGACTAACCCTCCTGGCCGCGTGGCACACCACACCAACTCCGGAGGACCAGTGAAGCGTTACGAGATCCAACTCAACGGCATGAGCACCACTCTGCTGCTCACCGATGAGGACGCCCGCAAGCGCGGCCTGGTCCCCGCTCCCGCGGCTGTCAAGGCCGCACCGGCGCCCGCCGCCGAGCCCGCCGCCGACGCGGTCGAGGCCAAGGCCGCCGAAGCGCCGGCCAACAAGGGCCGTCACCCGGCCAACAAGCGCCGCGCCGCGAGCGCAACCAAGGGCGGCGACAGCTAAATGGCTCTCGATGTCGTCGCCGTCGAGGCGTTCACACAGGGACGGCTTGACCGCGACGACCCCGACACTGCGCGCCAGCTCGATGCCGCGCTGGCAGCTGCCCGCAACTACTGCGGCTGGCACGTCGCACCGGTGCTGACCGACGTGCAGATCACCATCGACGGCCCCGGCGGCCCGATGCTGGCGCTGCCCACCCAGAACCTGACCGCACTGACCGCCATCGTCGAAGATGGCCACACCCTGGACGTCAACTACTTGGCCTGGTCGGCGCGCGGCATGGTGCTTAAGAAGCGCCCCTACGCCTTCCCAGTGAGCGCATTCCCGCATCAGTTCCGGCCCTGGAACTTCTGGACCGAATGCTTCCAGGGCATCACCGCCACCATCTCGCACGGCTTCGCCTCGGCGCCCGACTTCGACGCCGCCGTCCTCTCGGCGATTGAGCGCGGCGGATTCGCCGCCGGAAGCGGTGTCCAGCTCCGCTCGATCGGACCGTTCCAGTACGACACCAGCGGGCTGACCGGTGGGGCGATCTTCAGCTCAGCCGAACTGGCCGTGCTCGACAAGTACGCCCTGGAGCGCTCGGCGTGAGCGAGGCCGTTGTCATCACCCCACGGTCGGGGATCGACGCCAACGACGACCCGCTGCCGGCCGGTGATCCGGTCACCCTGCGCGGCCTGGTCGCACCGGGCAACACGTTGATCAAGCCTGGCGCCGATAGCGACCTCGACGTCGTGGACTTCATCGTCTACCTGCCGCTGATGGTCAGCCGTCCGACCGGATGGGTCCGCACCTCAACACTGCTGACCGAGAACTTCACGATCACCATCCGCGATCAGGTGTGCGTCGGCCGCGTCAAGGTGTGGGACGAGAACGGCCGCGGCGGCGTTGAGATCCTGGCCTCGGCCAAGTCTGGAGCGACGCCGTGACCCGCGTGCAGGCCGACGTCATCCCGTCCGTCAAGGATTGGCTCAGCAGCCGCATCGAGGACGCCGAGGTGCGGCTCAACGTTCCGGAACGCTGGATACCCGCCAATGGTGCGATCCTGGTCGTCGCCGACGACGGCGGGCCGACGCTGTGGCCGATCAAGTCGCAGCACACCATCCGGCTGACGTCGTATGCCGCTGGACGCACGGCGGCCCGCGCGATCGTCGTCCTGGCCGCCGGACTCCTCGGCGATGGCCGCCCCACTGGAATCGCTCACGTCGACCCCGAGATGGGGTCGGTACTGGATGCCCGCGATACCGAGACCGGTGCCTTCATGGCCTCGGTGCTGCTCACCGTCCAAGCAAAGACCGTCGAGGTCTAAATGGTCTTCAAGCTCGACATCGCCGGCGGTGCCGAAGTCCTCAAGGAACTCGTCGCCGACGAGATCGCTGCCCTGGCCCAGCAGGTCGCCAACGCTGCCGGTGACGGTGCCGTGATGGAACTGCGCACCACCGACCGCGCAAAGGCATTTGTGCGCGTTCCTCCCGCCGCCCAGGCCAAGGACGGCGTGCTATCCAAGGCGGCCGCCGCGGTCGGCCTGGAGGTGCGACCGGCCAAGTACCCGCCGGCCAAGAAGAAGACTTCGACGGACAAGCCTGCCCGTCGGACCCGTAAGCGGAAAAGCAAGTAGTAACCGTCCCGCCCAATCCCGGGCGGGGTTCACGCCCGCGAAGGGCAATAGATACGCCCTTTAGGAGGGAAACGCATTATGGCAATCAATCCCGACGCGACTCTGATCCCCGACAAGGCCGAAGTCTGGCTGGCGCTCAAGGCCGACGTGGCCGACATCAGCGCGATGATCCCCACATCCGCCAACGCCGACCTGGCCGCACTCGACTGGGAGTTCTCCGGCCTGATCGACGACAAGAAGGGCATCCCGCTCGACCCGTCGATCGAGGTCAAGGAGTACGACGCCTTTGGTCATCCGAGCTTCAGGGTGAAGCTGAAGAAGGGCAAGCTGAAGTCCGGCTTTACCGTGTTCGAGAACAACGCGGTGACCAAGAAGTTCGTGCTGCCCGGGTCGGCGGACAACAAGGTCGGTATCCCGAAGGATGTCCAGGTCTACGTCGCCTACCGGTACACCGACGACGCCGACTCCCATGTGTGGGTCTCGCTGCGTCCGTCCCCGGTCGAGGTGAAGAACCACGGCGGCATCGTCGATGGCGAGTTGTCCTACGCCGAGTGCGTCGTGCACCACGTCGCCGACGCCGACGGCGACGTCTTCCAGAGCATCGGTGGCTGACGTTCCCACGGGCGCAGCCCAGCCGCAGGATCGGAAGAAGAAGAAGTCGGCCGACGCCCGCAAAGCGGAGGCCGACGGCTTCATCGACATCGAGCAGTGCGGCATCGCGCTGCGCATCCCGCTCGGCGAGAACGTCCCCCTGGCCGCATACATGGCGTTCAAGGACGACGACGAGATGCGCGGAACCGAGCTGCTGCTCGGCGCTGAACAGTGGTCGGCGTTCCTGGCCGCCAATCCGACCGTCGGGGACTTCGCCGAGATCGGCAAGAAGCTCACTGACGTACTGGGAAACTAGCCGGCCTCTTTGCCCTGCTCGATGAGCACGGCGATGCGATAGAGGCCGACCTGGCCAGGTTCTACCAACTCGATCTGTGCGACTTCTACCGCGGGCGGCTCTCGTCCCGGCGGCTCGGCGTGCTGATCCGACACCTTCCTCGGGAATCGGCAACGGTGACGTCTATCAACGACGGCCAGCCGATGTGGTCAATCACCGACCAGCTGCTCGGCGACCTGTGGACGTTGCAGGTCCGGGTGAACTCCGAAAAGGGTTCACTGGCCGACGATTTCGATCATCCGGCCCGCGCCGAGATCACCGCCAAGGCGAAGGCCGCCGCGAAGACGTCACTGAAGTCGCTGTTCCTCATGCGCAAGCGTGAACAATCTGAAAAGGGGTGAATGAATGCCGACAATCGGTTACGCGACTCTGCAAATCATCCCCTCCCTTCAGGGCGTCACCGAGGCGATCGAGAAGCAGGTCGAAGGCAAGGTCGTCAATGTCACGATCGAGCCGAAGGTCGACGAACGGGCATCCGAGGCCGCGGGCAAGAAGACCCGCGAAACGGTCGAGAAGCACACCAAAGCGGTCACGGTCGAGCCGAAGGTCGACCAGCGTGCGGCCGAGGAGACCGGAAAGAAGACCGGCGAGGCAGTAGCCAAGGGCGCATCGGGATCGTCCTCGGCTGTCGGCCAGGCGATCATCGGTGCGCTCCAGGGCGCCGGCGAAGAAGGTGGCCGACTGCTCGGCGAGAAGCTCGCTCAGCAGATCCCCACCGGCCTAACTGGTGCTGCACAGCGCATCGGGACGGCACTGCGCAATTCACTGCCCACCGCCGGAGCAGCTGCAGGCACCGCGCTGGCCACCGCAATCGGCATCGCGCTGACCGACGCCATCGGCAAACAACGCCTCGACACGGCGGGCCGAGCCGTGATGAATGGCCTGACGAAAGCGGTCAAGGCGGCCAACAACGCCACCGAGATCGGCGTGGCCATCGGCAACTCGGTGGCCGGTGGATTGACGAACGCATCAGGCGTCATCGGCGGTGCTGCGGCCACGATCACCAACACCCTCGGCGGAATCACCTCCGGAGTCGACGCCGCTAAGCAGCTGCTCGGTGGTAACGACTCCTGGGCCGCGCCCGGGCTGGATACCCTCAACAGCGCGCTAGGATCGGCGACTCCGCTGCTCACCGCGATGAACGGCGCGGCGACGCTGGCATCGGCTGGCGCTCAGTCGATCTCGGTCGCCACTGGAATCGCATCCAAGGCGCAGCTGCTCTGGAACGCCGCGCTGATCGCCAACCCGATCGGATTGATCGTGGCCGCTATCGCCGCCGTCGTCGCGGGCCTGGTGTTGTTCTTCACCAAAACCGAACTGGGCCGCAAGATCTGGGCCGCGTTCACCGAATACCTGCAGATCGCCTGGGAGGCCATCAAGACGGCGTTCAGTGCTGCCTGGGATGTGATCAGCGGCATCTGGGACAACATGGTCAAGGGCGCAAAACTGGTCTGGGACGGCGTCAAGAACCAGTTCACCTCCATCGTCGACTTCGTCAAGGGTCTCCCCGGGATGATCACCGCCGCCGCCAAGGGGATGTGGGAAGGGCTGAAGGGCGGTCTTGTATCGGTCCTGAACTGGATCGGCGACAAGTGGAACAGCTTCGCCGACGCGATGAGCCTGGATCTTCCCGGGACTGCGTTGGACGTGACGATTCCCAAGCTTCCGAAGTTCTCGTTCAGCGACGGCGGATACACCGGGAATGTCGCTACCGACCAGATCGCCGGGGTGGTGCACGGCGGCGAGCATGTCATCAAGGCCGCGTCGACCCAGCGCATCGAGAACGCCTACCCGGGCCTGCTCGACTACCTTAACAACAACGGCGCGCTGCCTGGATTCAAAGACGGCGGCAAGGTCCAGCTCGGCAACATCAGCGGCCCCGGAATCACGACCGGCGAGCAGCAGTCCATGTGGGATGCGATCCGCGGCAAGTTCCCCGAAGCCGTCCTGTCCAGCGCCACCCGCACCGTGATGACCGAAGGTCACCCCGACTTCCACAACGCCGGCCGCGCCATCGACATCAGCGGCCCCGGCATGGGCTCGATCGCATCGTGGATCGCCTCGAACTATCCCGACAGCCTCGAACTCATCCATAGCCCGTTCGGGCACAACATCAAGAACGGCAAGGATGTCGGAGACGGCACCGCCTTCTACGGCTCCGGACTCATGGCCGCACACGGCGACCATGTGCACTGGGCGCTGGGCAAAAGTGCGCGACCGTCAACAACAACCAGCTCAGAGATGCTGTCCAACCTCGGCGTTAGCACCGACACTCCTGCAACATCTGCAGCACCAGCTGGAGATACTGGAACCGTTTCGGCGGGTAGTCAGAGCATGAGCCTTCCCAGTTCTATATCTCAGTTTTCGGGTATCGGCTTCGATGCGTTGGGCAAGGACGCAGTATCCGAACCGGGACGCCGCGACCCGGCGGCATACTTTCCCGAAGCCGGTAGTGCAGCAGTGACCGGCCAGGTCTCCTCCGCGCTGGGCGCATTCGGCATCAACGATTCCCCGGGCTGGCTCAAGGGAATCTCAGAGTTGGTCGGCAGCGTCAAGATCGGCAGCGGCGGTGCAGGCGGCGGCGAAGGCGGTCCGATCGGCAGCGATATGGCTCCGGTATCAGCGGCGCCCGCGGTGTCGGCGGTCACCAGTGCCGTCGGTGGCGCATTGAGCGGGGTTCATGGATCAGCCGGCGGTAAAGCTCCTGGCCCTGTGACGACCTACAACATCCAGACCACTGACATCGAGCCCGCCTACTTGGCGTCTCAGCGCATCGAAAAAGAGCGCGCCGCAGCGAATCTAGCGAGGTTCTAAGTTGGCCGTTGCAACGATCACCCTCGAATCGTCTAACGGTGACTCGGTCGTCGTCTCGGCGCCGAACGATGAGTTCCTCGACGACGACATCATCCTCGACACCAACCCGGATGGTATGTACGACACCGGGTTTACCGTCCGGACCTCCAGTGGCGCATTCGAGCACGGAGGCCGGATCATCGGCGAGTCCGTCCCGATCCGCGAGATGGTCCTGCCGTTCTGGCTCACCCCGGCATCGCGGCCGCGGTTCCAGCGACTCTGGGGAACACCGGGCAACTTCCATAAGGTCAAGTGGCACTACGACGGCCCATCAGGCCGACGCTCGCTGACGCTGAAGTTGGCCAAAGAGATCAAGTACACGACCCAGGACGGATTCGACGCGGCAATCAGCGACGACTACCACGCGGTCGTTACGGCGCTGGCAGTCAATCCGATGTTCGAGGCCGCCGAAGATGTGCAGGAGTGGGTCAACCCCGGCAACTTCACCGTGTACCTCGCTGCCACGTCGGGAACCTTCACCCTCGGCTACGCCGGCGAATTGACCGGGCTAATCCCGTACAACGCCAACGCCGCCACCGTCCAGGCCGCCCTTGAGGCGCTGTCGACGTTGGGCGCCGGGAATGTCACCGTGTCGGGTAACCCCGGCCATTGGACCGTCCTGACCCCGACGAGCAAGCCGGGAATGCTGACCGTCGACGGCACATCACTGGCGCCGGTTCAACTCTCGATCACGCTGGGCACCCTGAACTTCACGATCACGGTGGGCGACCAGACCACCGCCCCGATAACCTTCGGCTCCTCAGCTACGAGCATTCAGCAGGCACTCGAACAGCTGGGCAACATCGGCACCGGCGGTGTGACGGTGACATCAACGCTCTTTGGCTTTGCCCTGTCATTCATGACCGGTCCGCTCAACGGGTTCCTGGTGGCACTGTTCACCGGACGCTCAACCGCCGGCATCCACATTGCGCGCGTGGTTCCGAATCCGAATACCTCGTACTTCGACCTGTGGAATCCGACCGATCAGGATCTCTGGCCCGAATGGGAATTCGATCCTGCGACCTATTGGAAGTTCCCCGACTTCGCCTTCGGTCAGGAACGCAAGTGGGGCCGCACCGTCGGCCAGGACGCCGCCCGCATGATCGTCACACCGGAACTCACCCAGCTGCTGTCGGTCATGTCAGATCCGATGATGGATACCTACGTCTCCGCTGACCTGTCCAATGCGGCCGGTCTGTTCAACGGCGTGGAGCCGATCTATGCGGTTCCGCCCTACACCAGCACGGTGACGGTTCCGGTGGTGTGCGCCGGACCATCCGGTGCCAAAGTGACCTTGCGCCAGCGCCGATTCTGGTCAGCGGAAAGCGGTCTGGAATGACCGTCGCAGCGTTCGCTGAACCGTTCACCGGCACCAGTCACGACGACTTCTCCGCGTGGGCGCGCGAACTGCGCGAGTACCGCATCGAGCGGGCCTACGACCGCCCCGTCATCAAGCTCTATGACGGCGACTGGAACTACCGCGGAACCGTCTATGGCGAGATCTCCGGCCGGGTCAATCCGATCGTCAACCAAACCGGCACGATCCAGCTCAAGCTGCCGATCGACCTCGATGATCCGCGTCGGACTTGGGCTGCGTTCTGGGCATTGGACGAAGAGTCCCGAGGCACCACCAATATCCACGTCGTCATCGAGACGATGGGCGCCCGAATCAGTGGCCGTATGAAGCCCCAGCATGGCGTGACGATCACCCGCGGCGACAAGGGCGATGAGGTCACGATCGACTTCCTCGACGACGTCCAGGAGCTTCATCACGTCCACACCGCCGGTAACCCATTCCTGCCGCTGGCTCTAATACAGCAGCCCAAGGCCTGGATGCTACTGGCGCCGGCCGATCACGGCCTGCTGCTCACCCTGGCCGCGAACCTACTTCGCCTGCAGCTGACAAACATTCAGCTGCCCTCGGATCTACTCGACCCGTCGACCTGGCCGTCCAACCCGCTGGACTTATGGGCGCAATCCCAGATCATCGTGATGCCGCGCGCGATCGGCGATTCGGTGGCTCCGCTGGCGCTGGTCGTCGGCTCGATCCGCACGTCATGGTTCGACGTGGCCGCCCCAATCCTCGAAGACGCCGAGCTGCAGCTGTGGACGCGCCGCTGGCTCAACGGTGACCCGGAGCCGTGGCCCGGTGCCGGAACTAACTTCCGCCAGGGAACCCTGTTCGTCGACATCCGCGATAAGAGCGGATTCCGCCAGGGCACCTCGATCGGCGGAAACCTCTTCACCGGATTAACCCGCACCATCTCCTCAGTGCTCTCCAATCATGTCGAGGACTCCTACGACATGGTCACCGGAGAGACCATCGACGAGACCGGCTATCGGCTGCCTGGATTCCTCGGCACCGAAGCCCCGCACCCTTACGTCGTCTACCGCGACGGTGACATCACCGGCATTCAGACTTCGGAGTTCTCCCGCTCGCCGGGTGGCCCAGGAAGGATCACTGTCGGTGGACAGTCGATGCCGGGGGTTGCTTGCGCCCCGCCGGGGAACCGGTGGGGCGCGGGCAATCTAGCCACTCAACGAATTAATCTCTGCAGCGATCCAGTACGGCGGCGACGTACTCGGCGACAATCTCTCCTCGATCATCACCTCCGCGCTCGGCGTCCAGGTGTCCATCGGTTCACTCGGCGGCGCTCTGGACTCATTCTTGAACCCGATCTACCGCGACTCGATCCTCGCTAATATCTCGGTCCCGTTGTTGTACCGGGTATCTCAGCAGGGCTGGGGTCATTACCTCGAAACCACCTCGACCAACATCACCCAGGCCTTCACCGCCGCCAGCGTGATGGACCTCCGAGCCCGCCGGCGCGAGACCGACCCCGATACGGCGTTCACGCTGCGCGTCGCCAACGCCACCCCGTGGCTGATCGGGGATAACGGCTTCGGCCATTGGTGGCTCGGTGACCGTGTCGGCGGGACGCAGAAGTACCTCATGCCGCGCGTGTTCGTGCGCCGCTGCCGCGAACTTGAGATCGGCTGGGACGGCGGCAAAGGCCTCACGATCTCGGCGCAGTTCGGGGCGACCCGAAGCAAGAAGGACGGCATCGAGCACATGTCGGAATTGATCGCCAAGTCCATGAGTGGACTTCAACAGATCGGATTGTGGTGACCGAAGAGCTGACTCCCGAGAGTGCCAAGGCACTCGCCGACGAGGTCATCGAAACGGCAGTCATTCCGAAGAAGGTTCCAGCGCTGGATGACATCGACGGCCAGGCCCAGGCGATCGGCGGCGCACTGGCCTCAGCACTGTTGACCGCGACCGAGATGCCGCTGCACATGTTGCAGCCTGTCGTGGCCGATCTGGCCGCCCAGCTGGTGGCACTCGGCGTCCGGCAGACCGACCTCATCGACCCGAACGCCGTCCATGCCCCGGCGTGGATCACTGACGGCGTGCGCCAGGAGTCGGTCAAGTTACCGGACCCGCCGCAGCACACCGACGCCGAACCGTACATCGCACTGACCGATGACGCTCCGGACGTTCCCAAGCGCATCCCGAAGGCCGCCCGGGCGGTGCGCCGGTGACAACACCCGCCGGTGTTCCGAATCTTCCGATCGGCGCGCTGACTGTCGAAACCCTCGGCGCGAGGCTGCAGGATCAGAGCGCGGGCGCGATACGGTCCCGCGCCGGTGAGCAGATGCCGGCCATCTTCGGCAGCTCCACCGGCGGCGACATCATGTCGGATCTGAGCCCGTTCGGAATCCTGACCAACATCTGGTCCGGCGTGAACTCTTTGATCGCCAACTCCAGTCCGGCCGACATCCAAGGCCCGGAAGACCTGCCGCAGCTGTTCATGGACTTCATCGAAGGACTGCCGGTTATCGGCCAGTTCGTCGAGCTGCTGGAAGCACTCGCCGGAACCTATGACGGCGAAGATCCGACACTGCTGGCAATTCAAGATCTACTGGAACCGATCCGGCTGATCGTGGGGACGATCGGCCAA